AAATACTGTCCACATGGTAAACGTTTTTGACCATTCAGAGCCAGTGATATCAGACTTTTCAAACATGCCAGAGAACTATAGAATCTCCACGTATGGGATCTCCGATTTAGAAGAAAAAGAAGAAAAGTTGTTTTTTCCTCTTGACAACATCCGACAAGTGAGATATTATATAGCTATCAATCGAAAGCAACTTGAAGAAGATGGGTCACTAAACAAGAAAATTAAAGAGTTTCTGGATAATTCCAGAGAAGAAGGCATTGACGTTTCTTATGGCGTTTATGCTACAAATTACGATAAAAACCTTGTATACTGTAGAGCATACACAAACATAATTCAGGAGAGTAAATGATCGTTTATACTGGAACATTCACAAAGGCAGATGGCTCGGCTCGCACTATGCATTTCGCGCGCCTAACAGACCTGCCAGATGAATTTCTTTCTACTCGCGTAAAGGGAGGCGAAGTAACTGAAGCTCGTACCAAAGCAAAATCTAAAATGCTTGCTGAAGGTAAAGAGACTGTGTGGGATCTGGAAGCTAATAATTTCCGGGTATTCAACTGGAACACCACAGTTGATGATGTGTGTGAAGAAGAAGTCGAGGAATTAAACTTTTTTGAAAATAATGCTTGACTTTTTAAAAATCGGTGTTATATTAAATACAGAGGTTCGGAACATTTGCCGAGCCTACTATAGCCAAGTGCAAAAGGAGAAAATGTAATGGCAATTGACATGAAGGCAATGCGCGCCAAGCTAAGCGCACTAAAGAACGGAGGCCAGCGTAACGTATTCTGGCGTCCACAGGATGGAGATCAGGATGTTCGCATCGTGTCTCCCGAAGATGGCGATCCTTTCAAGGATTACTACTTCCACTATAATGTAGGAAACAACAGCGGTTTCTTATGCCCTAAAAAGAACTTCGGTGAAGACTGTGCCGTGTGTGGGTTTGTTCGTGCTCTATATGATGAGGGCACCGAAGAGTCCATCAAGATGGCCAAGTCGCTCACCGCCCGCCAGCGGTTCTTCAGCCCGGTTCTTGTCCGTGGTGAAGAGAAGGATGGTGTTCGCATCTGGGGGTATGGTAAGACCGCATACGAGACACTTCTTAATCTTGTGCTCAACCCTGACTACGGTGACATCACCGACGTAGACGAGGGTACTGATCTCACGATTAATTATGGAAAGCCTGCAGGAGCTTCGTTCCCGCAGACTAAAATCCAACCTCGCCGTCGGACCAGTGCGCTGGTCGAAAACTCAGAACAGGTGGCTGAGCTGCTAGAGAACATTCCAGAGTTTGAGACTTTATTTGATAGAAAGTCAGCCTCTGATGTTGAAGCGCTCCTAGACGCGTTCCTTTCGGATGACGATGATGCCGAATCGCGCTCTAGTGAATCTCATCGCTACGGCAAGTCTGAGGAGACTAACAGCGTCGACGAAGCTTTCGACCAGCTTCTGACATAACGACAGCGCCCACAGGGAGGCATAGGGATATCAGGTGCCTCACTCTTTTACTTAGTTCCAAAATTCGCAAACTGCGGACGAATCGTCCAGATGCAGTATTAATAACCAAAAGGAGCAAACATGCGAAATAACAGAGAAGTGATCCTACCGCTTGCAGGATCAGAAGCCCATATGAAGGCTAGCCTACCAGACTTTGATGATGGAGGCCCACGCGGCGAACGAACAATGTGTTTTGTACGCCCATCAGCAGCGCACCCGCTAAGCCAGATTCCAAAAGGTCCAAACCCACGAGAGGTTGATGACGCCGGAAAGGTCTATAAGGCGGTTAGAGACGCATTTGTAAGCGACCCGTTATTCTCTTTGGGATGCGGCGGAATGCAGGCCATTTACTCAGCCGGCACACTAGACTATGGAGAATTTGAAGATGGTACTCCATACATCAAGTTTGAGTGTGAAGAGGGGGGCTTATGTGGCCAGTACGATGGCCAGCACAATGGCACAGCAGTAGATCAAGCTAACGAAGACGACGGCGGCTCACACTACAACCAGCACTACACGTTAGCACTGGTGCCAGATTCTGCGTTCAAAGACTTGGATGAAGTTCGTAACGTATCTTTTGCCACTAATTTTCGTAGTAAGCAGACAGATGCTAGCGAACACAACATTATTGGCGGCTATGATACGCTCAAGAAGAATATCACTTATTGTGCCATCGACAACATTGAGTGGTGTCAAAACCAGCTAAACGAGCTTGGCGAACGAATTCGTTCAGAAAGCACAAGTGGCCAAGTAGTTATTCTTCATGGTGCCTTCTTGCCGCTCACTTTTGATCGTGCCACATCTATTCGCACGATTAGCACATGGCCAAAACAGGGTGCGAACAAGAGTGTTGGGCATCTTAAGAACTCGACAACAGGTAAGTATCTTGAGGCGTCATTTGAGCACGCAGATGTAGTATTGTCACTAGCAGACTTTATTCGGGATACAACCAGTCGGGTGCTGAAGTCTAAAATCAATAAGTTTGGTATCGTGAAGATGACAACACCTAAGCAGATGGAGAGATCAGTCGATAAGCGCCGAGCATTCAAGACTACGCTTTTTAATGAAGCTCGTCAGGTAGAAAACGGCCTAAATAAGGATATGCTTCCTATGATTCTGCATTCTATCTTTAACGCTTGTTATGAGTGGAATGAAAACACGGGACGTTTTGAAACAGAAATGGGCCTACCAGAAATGAAGGCACTCTGGATTGAATCAGGATATGATGTACTCCGAGCAATAGAGAAGCGCCACTCGGCTAGCTTCACCACGGACTACAAATCACGTTACGGAGACTTTGTTGCAGATGAATCGATGTGGAACCAGTTGGCTAGTATTGTTAACCGCACTTTTGTGACGGGCAACTGGAGAAAACACTTGAATACTTCTGTAAAGGATGTATAATATAAGTGGCGCGGGGTTTTCCCGCGCCACATTTTAATGGAGTTTATTAATGGCAAGAAAGAGAAAGCCAACTGGCACGGGTAAAATGTCTATTGCTGACATGCGTGCAATCATTAACAAGAAAGCCGGAATGGAAGTGGCTCACAACTTATCCGGTGATAATCCCACTGCTGTAAAAGCTTGGATTCCTACTGGTTCTCGGTGGCTAGATTCGATTATTTGTAAGGGATCTCGCGCCGGTATTCCGGTTGGCAAAGTAACAGAGATCGCAGGTCTAGAAGCCTCGGGTAAATCATTTTTGGCAGCACAGGTTGCAGCAAATGCACAGAAGATGGGGATCGATGTTATTTACTTCGATTCAGAGTCTGCGATTGACCCAGCATTTCTTGAACGTGCTGGCTGTGATGTAGACACCCTGCTATATGTACAGGCCACTTCAGTTGAATTTGTTCTAGAAACTATTGAAGACCTGCTATCGAATAATGAAAACAGAATGTTGTTTATCTGGGATTCGTTGGCTCTGACGCCATCTATTTCTGATGTCGAGGGTGATTTCAACCCGCAATCATCTATGGCTGTCAAGGCTCGTATTCTTGCTAAGGGTATGAGCAAACTTACAGTTCCAATCGCTAACTCACAGAGTACTTTTCTGGTTCTGAATCAGCTTAAGTCTAATATCACTCGTTCACCATCTGAAGCGCTGGTCACACCATACATGACTCCCGGTGGAAAAGCGATGATTTATGCTTATTCGCTGAGAATCTGGCTAACAGGTCGCAAGGCAAAGGCCAGTTACATTACGGATGAGAAGGGCTTTAGAATTGGTTCTGAAGTAAAAGTAAAGTTGGAGAAATCTCGATTCGGCACTCAGGGACGACAGTGCAACTTCAAGATTTTGTGGGGTACAGACTCAGTTGGTGTGCAGGATAAGGAATCCTGGTTCGAAGCTATCAAGGGTTCAGATCACATTAAGCAGGCTGGGGCATGGTTCACACTTGTTCATGCGGATGGGACTGAAGAGCGGTTCCAGGCGTCGAAATGGATCACCAAATTGCAGAACGAAAAGTTCCTCGCCCGTGTTGAAGAGATTATGGAAATCGAAGTGGTGCAAAAGTTCGATAACCGCGAAGGATCCGCTGATGAGTTTTACGGCGACAAGGACGAATAAAAAAGATTGATTCTTTTTAAAAAAGTACTTGACTACTTATCTAATGGATGTTATATTAATAATATAAGGAGTTAGATATGAAACTACCGCTTTTGGCACTACTTGGAATGATGACGACAGGCTGCGGTGCAATCCGCACAGTCTATGTCGCACCTGCCACACCTTCAGTTGTGGTGGAGGTCGCACCAGCGTATGCATATATTGAGTATCACTACGTTTACGTGAACACTCAGTGGGTTCGCAGGTCAGGCCCGCCCCCGCGTGGTGTTCGCTATCATAGGCACCCGACTCATTCTCGGTCGGTAATCGTCCAGCGCAGTACATCGTACCGCCCACCTGCACGAACATCTTACCGTCGCCCAACAAATCGAACGACCACAACTCAACGACACTCGACTAGTGGTCGCTCAAGTAATAGCAGGTCCGCGCACACAAAGGATCGTAAGCGCGGCCGCAGCACTCACCGCCGATAGAGGAATATATGTCTAGTAAGCTTATCACGTTCGCACTTCTTTTCGCTACTGGTTGCACTTGGGGCGCTGAAGGCTATATCGGCCCTGACCGAGGAGTTCTGGTCGGCGGTCCTGCTAATGGTGGAGGAGCGATACTAATCGACCAGCACCATACGAATGGCGAAGGACCAATCATCTTGGATGCATACGCAGAGTGCTGGCAGATTTCAGGTGGTATTTACGGATGGTATTTCGATGCTGCCGTTGAGCACTCGTTTGGCCCAGAATATGTTTCGGAAATCGAATCAGTCTGGGTAGACGTTTATCATCCTGTTGGTGTCGACACTTTTGAATTGTTTGACATCCAGTCACTACCGCATAGCCTTGCCGCACCCGGTGCAAGTTACTACAACTACAACACTCAGCGTTACGACGGTGTTTGGATGGCAGCAGAGTATGAAAATCTTACAAGTCTTCTCTGTGACTCCAATATCCCATACGATGTATACACTACCGCGTATGACTTCCAAGGAAATTACCAAACAACTGTAAGATATTTGTAGTTTTTGCTTGACTTGAGCCTCCTCATCTGTTATATTATTAATAGTTGAGGAGGCTCAAATGTATTCAACCGATGACGGTATCATACAAAAGTTGAAAGGGCGACACAGGAGGTATATTGAAGCGTCTGCCCGCGCTGCAGAGGATTCCGAGTTTCCCAACTATCGCCACGGCGCAGTCCTTGTACGAGGTGGTTCAATTCTAAGCACTGCTTTTAACAAAAGCAACCATATTAATTGGGCCAATAAGTTTCGCAATAAAGATTGTGGCCATGCAACCCATCATGCAGAAGTCGGTACTATCTTGGGAATGGCCCGAGAGAAAACCATGGGAGCCACATTGTACGTAGCACGCATTGGCAAGTCAGGGGAACTTAAAATGTCAAAGCCCTGTGAAATGTGTCAACAGGTACTTGCACATGTGGGTGTGAAAAAGGTATACTATAGTATCGACAACGACAATATTGGTTATATCAAACTATAACCTAGAAAGGAGAAAAACATGCTAGAACAAAAAAACAACAGTTGGGCAGCTACATTCTTTGTAGCTTCACTAATTTCTGTAGCAGTCAGCATCGGAGTCTGGATTTCAGCCGACGGTGACCCTGCTCACGCAGAACGATTTGGTATTTTTGTTGGTCTTTGGGCACCTACGCTCATGGGTCTTGCAAACTATTTTAGGGAGTAAAAATGTGGGTTTGGTCGAATCTTCATGAATTTCTGGCAGTCGCTTCGCTAGTCACTCTCTCAACCACCTTTGTTGTGGGGTTTAGGTACGCAATTTACGTATTCGAACGCCGCGGCCAAGAAGAGATCGAGCGCCGCCAGCCTGAGTGGGATGCTATGGCAGCCCGCGTCAAAGAAAACAGAAACAAGTAGAATTAGTAAACTTATCTAGGAGAAAACATGAGCAAGAACTTTGGCTATGCATGTATCAACATGGGCTTTTCAACACGTCCAAAATCTAAGCGGATTACCACTAACCGTACAATGATCAAGCGCACCTTCCTTGAGAAGGGCATCGGCTATGCCTCCGAGCTAGCCCTACAAAACGTCAAAGATCTACAGACTATTCTGGAGTGGAACCTAGATAACGACATCTATTTCTACCGACTGTCGTCTGACATCATTCCGTGGGCCAGTGAATATGAGCTTACAGATATGCCAGACTATGAAGAAATCAAGCAGGTGTGCGAAAAGGCAGGCAACTTTGCCCGTCAGCACGGCATGCGACTTACGTCCCATCCAGGCCCATTCAACAAGCTAGCGTCTCCGAAAGAGCGCGTATATCAGCTTACTGAAAAAGACCTGACCGTGCACGCAGACCTGTTTGATCTCATCGGACTACCGCGTACACCGTATGCTAAGCTCAACATTCATGTCGGAGCAGCTTACGGAGATAAGCCCTTTGCGCTTGACAACTTCTGCCGCAACTTTGAACGTCTACCAGAGTCTGTCCGTTCTCGTCTAACCGTCGAGAACGATGACAAAGAGTCTTTGTATTCGACCAAGGAACTTTACGATGGCGTGTACAAGCGGATTGGTATTCCCATCGTCTTTGACTACCACCACCATATGCTCCACCCCGGAGGCCAGACTGAGCAGGAGGCACTAGAGCTAGCCCTATCTACATGGGGTGATATCAAGCCTGTGGTTCACTATGCCGAGTCCCGTTCACTAGAATACAACAATCCTAAAATCAAGCCACAGGCCCACTCAGATCGTGTTGTGCGACCATTCGATGACTATGGTCACGATCTCGATGTTATGATCGAAGCAAAGCATAAAGAGCTTGCACTTCTTGAATATCGTGATATAATTGGTAAAGAGATCAGGAAAGCATCATGAGTGACAATTACGCAAAAAGCGTGCCTCTATACGCTGACGGAATTGGTAGAGTGGACTATGTAAATCACATGGGTGACGACCTTACGGTCGTCAACTCTGCCAGAGTATCGTTTGGCGTAGAAAAGGAAAAGCTAGATGCGAGAGACAAAAGACTCATTAATTATCTCATCAGGCACAGACACACTTCGACTTTGGAGCATAATCTCATTACTTTCCGTTTCTGTGTTCCTCTGTTCGTTCGGTCTCAGCACCATCGTCATCGAACATGGTCTTATAATGAGATTTCTCGACGTTATACTGACGTAAACATTCAGTTCTATGAACCCCAAGAGTTCAGAACACAGCACAAGAGCAACCGACAGGCTAGTAATGTTGAAGAGCTTATCGATCCAGAAGTAGAATGGGACAAAACCACTGCTTCGCAGGCTGTAAAACTTCATCACAATAGATCTCTATCTCTGTATAATCTGCTTATTAATAGTGGTGTTTGCCGCGAGCAGGCCCGTGGAGTTCTGCCGCAGAACCTCTATACCGAATACTATGGCACAGTCAATCTGTCCAACCTACTAAAGTTTGTCGACCTTCGCACCCATGAAGGTGCCCAATGGGAGATTCAGAAGCTAGCTGAAGCTTGCTTGGAGATCGCTATCGATCTGTTTCCCGAAACCGTGGGCGCTTACAAGAGAATTACTGCTTACTATGGAGAAGATAAATCATGAAAAGAGTACTAATCGTTGACGCACTGAACATGTTCTTTCGGGCCTATATCGTCGACCCCAGCCTTTCAACAAATGGTCAGCCCATTGGTGGCTTGAAGG